GTTTGTGAGCCTCTAAAAACACATTCAATTGTTTTTGAATATTCATAATTTCAATTCCAGTATCAAATATATCAAAATATTTAGGTTTGGATGTCTTTACCAACCGCCCGGTGCTATCTAAGTCCAACACCACCTTATAATCAAAGACAGGGCAAGCCTTTAAAGAAACTTCACAGTGCCCATGGAATGTAACATCTCCCAAATATTTAATGTCAATTTGTTTGCACAATTTTTGCAATGTGTCAAATTGGTTTAGAGTAAAATTAGGTTTATGCAACCCATGAAGACAAATAGCTATTGTTTTGGTATTGTTCCCCTTTTGGGCCGCTGGAGATTTTTCAAGACTTCTTCCTTTTTGTAATTCGCCGTCAAAGGGAATAAAATAATGATAACCTATATCATTCCATCCCCTAGCCTTGTGCCATTCTCGAATTACAGAAATATCGCCATGCTCTGGGCGGGGTGACGCAGAACAATGTAAAAATATCCGGTTAACTTTTCGTTTAGGTTTTTTAAATTCTATCATCATCATATTATATATGTGAAAAGGAGGGCCCTTGAGCCCTCCTTTTTATACATTCCAGCTCCGCCACAGCGGACCATTGTAGTCGCACCGAAACGGAGCTGCCTCCATTCTGAATAGAGGAAAGGTGTACCTGCGGTTGACTGCCGCGGCCACTATGATGGAAGCGGTCTTAATTATAAACCTAAGACTAGGGCCGACATCAATGATAATGGCTGTTACTGATTTTCTGCCAAAAATTCAGAATTACTGGGAGTAGTTGTGTTAATGGAAATGACCCGAGGCTTTTGTTCCTCCGGAATGACGTTCTTCAAATGAACAGTCAAAAGACCATTCTTGAAGTCAGCCCCAGTAACCTCAATGGTATCTGCAAGATTCCATCGACGGTTAAAGTCACGAGTCGAAATCCCTCGGTGAATAACAGCCTCGTGGGAACCCAACAGGAGTTCCTCGCCCTTTACCTCAAGGGCGTTTTCCTTGACAGTAACAGAAAGGTTCTCTTCTGAGAACCCAGCCAAGGCAATCTCAATCACAAAATCATTTTCGCCAACCTTGGCGACATTGTAATGAGGGTACCCAATCTTCTGGGAGGGATTGATTGTGGTCTGGAAATCAACAAGTCGGTCGAACATATTGTCGAATCCGACGTTGAAGGGGTCTCGACGGAATTCGTCGATAACAGAGTCAAAAGTGGACGTAGTAATGCGTGTCATATCGCATCTCCTTATATTAAGCAAGTTGCTTGGTTGTGAGTGGGCCCGTACATCGGCACCCTCTCGGTGTTATATTAAAATGTAATCACAGGACTATTTAGTCCCTGTGGACCCAAAACCTCCTGTTCTGTCTGCCTTTTTTAGAGGTTTTTCTTTTATTTCTTCAAACATATATGAATACGTTTGAACCATTTCCGCCTGGCAAATACGATTCCCATTAATTATAGCTTGATCCATGTCTCCGACATTGGTCATCATAACCAATACAGGAGAAACATAATCACTATCAATAATACCTTCGGAATTTGTCAATACTAACCCTGACCTAAGTGCCATTCCAGACCTGGCATGTAAACGAATTGACCATCCCGAATCAATATCAAAAATTAATCCAATCGGAATTAAAGCTCTAGTTCCTTTAGGTAGAAAAATTCTCTCATGGTCATCAACGGCAACAATCTTAAAACTCCCCGAAGAATCGTACATACGAATCTCAGTTCCTTTAGGAATAAATGCGCGAAGGTCAAAACAAGCCGACCCTTCAGTGGCAAATGCAGGATTTTCTATATCAGGATGTAATTTATAATATTTTAATGAAGGTCCAATATGCCTGTCTCTACGATAGTATTCATCACTCATAGTCATAGTTATTATTTCGTCTTCCTATATTATATTTTGTTATTTGATCCCAATTTTTCTTATCTTGATATGAAATAATTTTAATTTGGTTCAACGACACAATAGGGTCTTGTGTTCGTTTGGCATCAATCAAAGACAATAACCCCCACTCAGCTAAAAGATTTGTGATTGTGTTTCTTCTCGCAATATCATTTTCGCTAAAATTTGTAGGCTTACCGTCTAGGGCAAACAACTCCTTGAAATGTACTATGTAATATTTGCCTCGTTTATGAAGAATATGACAAGATTGAAATAGTGTTTTTTCTTTTCGGCTGGCCACGCCAATGCGAGTCAACGTTTCTCGAACCTTTAAAAAATCATCATCTTCTTCTAATTCCACTTCGATCAAATCGGCTATGTCAATTCTTACTACCTTTTTTCCTTCTAGCTCCGTCATTTTTCAATCCACCTTTATTCAAGCGGCTATGTATTAATGACAGTTGTTCGCCTGTAAGAAGGGCTAAAACATCTTTGGCTTTTTGATTGCTATAACCATAATATTCTTTTATAGCATCTAGGTCTTTGTTCTCCTCAGGCTTCAACCATCGTGTAAATCTTTTATTAGACCTAATGCTATTTAGTAGATGGTCAAATTGAAGTTTATTATCCGCATGGGGGCGGGTGTTAATTTCATTTGCGTGCATAATCGTATCTAAGAAATACGAAAGAGTTCTATTGATAACAAACGGCGGATATTCTTTCTCGGTCAGAGGATCTTCATCCATGACATTTGCCTTTGTCTGATTGATTGCCTTTAGGAAATCACCAAGATTAGCCATTCGGTACTGCCTCTACTACTTTATATAGAATGGGAATATTGTTCTTCTCTGCAAAATTATGCTCGACAAGAGTTCCCTTTCCCTTTTTCCAACCAGGGCAGAAAAAAACTGCATCGCACTTTTTAATTACAGCCAAATCAGAAGACAAGGTATCCTCGTATGAGATTATTCCGTCCTCGTATGCCCATTCATCATTTTCGATAGGGCAAAGAACCGCCCAACCCTTTTTCATAAAACGAATGGCAAAGTAACGCATCACATTACGATTCTTCCATCGTTCTTCGTCGTCTAATGTTCCGCCGTCACTATAACGACCCGCAACATATATAACCAACTTCAGCTTAGATTTATTACTCATTGTTTAATCTTCTTCCTCTTTCTTCCAAAATATACATCTCCATGAGTCAAGATTTTTTCATCCTCATACGGAGAAACTTCTCTGCGATAAAATTCTGACTTCACAGATTCTAGCACACCAATCACCTCATTCATTTCTGCATATCTCGGCGCATGAACTATCTTGCCATCTCTTTTTTGATACAAATATCCTAAGGCAATCTTCGTCAGCACATAATTGAGTTCGCCTGGATCCCTTGTTCCATATTCGGTACCTGTGTTATAAAGTTCATTCACAAGGCCATTGATATATGAATCGAAATACTTTCTTCGGGCTTGGCTAATATACGGCATTACTTAATCCTGTTTGATAAAATTTAAAAGTGTCGACCCTTCGTTGGCACCAATATGTAAATCTCTATTCTGTGAAGAAAAAGACCCATCTTGGTGTCGATAATGATTTTGTTCTGCAAGATTTCCAGCAGGAATAGTTCGCTGAATTACCTGGGCAACAAAAATAAACAATTGCTCAAGGGTTTTTGCGGCCGAAGTTTTATTTACCTTATCAGTATTTTCAATATGATAAAATGACATACACCAGCGTTCTCCTCGCCGAAGAATACTATTCCCTGCTTCATCCCACATCCATAAATATTCCTTTATAGGCTTTTTGGCCGCTCTCTTATAAGTATCTACTCTATCCTTTGTCGCCGGCTTAAATCTACTGCTTTTTCCGTTATGGCTGCGACTAGACCCCGATTGTTTTATATCGACTGTACCTTTGCCCGTTCCTGTAGAACCAATTTTCCCATCTTTAAGGCCTGGCTGATTAAATAAATCCATTGGGTCTTGAGTCAAGTTTGGTAACATCTCTGCTGGGTAAATCGCATAAACAAAACTACCTGGCATATCATAAAGAACATTTCTGTCAATATTTCCACAGGCAACTAACCGAGAGTCATTCAAGTCCCAAGTGCCCATATAACGTACATCACTCAGAAGTTTTTTAGATATGATTTCTTCAATAGTTAGTGAGTTCACTTAAACTCCCCCTCCACCATCAATTCAGTCAAACAGGCTACCAAGTTCAATTCTTGGTCAGCAGCAAACGCAGACTTATACTGATAATCTGCAAGTGTAATAACCGTTTGGGGAATCGCAATCGACTTCATATGCTGATATAACGTATCGTAAATTTTCCTGTAAATTTTCTGCGGGTCGTTATCAATATTCAAGGCAACCCAAGATCGCATCTCCTTGAAGTTTTTAGACTTCAATGCAACCATCAATTCTTTGAGATTAATGTCGGCAATCTGTGACAGGACACCCGTGTCAATCGTTCCACTAACCGAATATCGTTGAAGCTCATTCAAGACCCGACGGAAATCGGGGAAGTGCTTCATAATCAATTCAGCCACGACCTTCTTATCATAGGAAATCCCTTCCTTGTCAAGAATATCATTAACCCGTTCCATGAACTGGGAGGCTAGTTTGGCCTTGTCTCCATTCAGAATCTTAAAATCCACAACCGAGCATCGAGAATGAATCGGTTCAATAATGCGATTCTTATAATTGCAAGTAAAGATAAATCCACAATTGCCTGCAAACTCTTCGATGAATCCGCGCATGGCTGGTTGGGTAGACTGAGGATTAAGATAATCTGCCTCGTCCAGAATCACCATCTTTCGAGATTCGGTGAAACTCACAGTCGAGGCAAACTGCTTAATCTTAGTTCGCAGCACATCAATACCCGACTCTTCTGACCCATTGACTATAATGTAATCAGCTTCGGTCATGTTGCAAAGAGCCTTGGCTACAGTTGTCTTTCCGACACCTGGTCCTCCAGATAGCAACAGATTAGGAATCTTGTCTTGCTGGGCAAAATCATTGAATGTATTTTTCAATGCTTTCGGAAGGACACAATCGTCCACAGTCTTGGGTCTGTATTTTTCGACCCACAGAAAATGCTGTTCCATTATATTCTCTTATGCGTTAGGGTTGTTAAATTCTGAATCGTTTTGTTCGACAGCTACAAAGTATTCGGCCTTCTTTCCCTCGAACTGTGAGATTCCCTTTGAGGAAATACGTACATGATAATCATCCGGAATCAGCTTCAAGTTATCGAACTTCAGCACCATCTTAAACGTGACACCCGACGGCGTTTCGCCTTGCAATTTAACCTTGAAATTGTTCGATGTACTATTCTTGACATCGGTTGCAACTGCAACCAAATACTCTCCGCCATCATCAATTGTAATAACAAGATTGGGAAGCCCAAGAATATTAGCCGCCTTTTGTAGTCTGTCTAAATCTTTCTGAGGCAATTCAAATTCAACATCACCATCACATTCCAATCTCTTTTCTGGAACAGTAACAATGGTGTTTGAATCGGCATACACATAGCGAAGCCGTGTCGCTCCTTCGGCAATTTCAACTGCATTATCTCCAAACTCTAGTTCTGGCGAATCAAATAGGCTCAACGTTCCGAGAAATTGGTTCAAGTCGTATATACAAAATGGTTCCTTAAATAGTTCGGGCACAGTAGCCAACCCTAACAACGTCTTGTTGGCAGAAATTGTCTTTAGCCTATTTCCTATCTTAACTTGAATTCCGTTGTTAATTGTTGCAAAATTCTGCAACACGGCTAGAGTATCATTTGAAATTTTCATTACGAATTATCCTTTTCTTCTTGTGAAGTATTCTGATAATCTCTGACATCAACTTCTGCTTCTTCTATTGTTTTATGAAAACTTCCACCAATTTCTTCTTCTTCTTCATCATAATATCTCACCATATATACTCCGTCAGGTGTAGCACCCCAAATAGTTTCATCTTCATATAAAATTTCAATTGTTGCCTTCATCATTACAAATTATTCCTTGTTTTTTTTCGCTAATTCAAACTCAAGGTATTCATCATCACAGTCACCATTGTAGTGCTGGTAATCATCTACACCGTCTTCACTAAAATGCATTAAGAGTATAGTATAATGCACCGCCTTAAGTAAGTCAAGTCTATTTCGACCTTTTTTCTTTCCATATCGAGAAAGGTATTTCATTGCATTAGCCTGACAAAAAGGCACGGCAATATCAATAGAATGGAGTAGATCCTGAATCTGGAATTTATTCTTTCCTACATAATGTTCGCCATATGTAGATTCAATATACTCTTCAATTTCC